GGATAAGAACGGAGATACAAATATACGATATTTTTTAGGAGTAGAATCGTGTAATTTTGTTTATGGTTGGACAAAATCTAATTTATATGATATACTTAATATAGAGTGAAGAAAGAAAGAGGATATGAGAAAATATGTGGGGGTGTGCTGATTAAGTACTATCAATGCATAGCAAGGGTAGTAAACAAGAGTTCAAATCTCTTCACCTCCACCATAATAGAACCTGTGTATATTTTGCACTGGTTGAAGCGTATAGAGTATAAGAGAAGAAAGGAGAAACATTATGAAAAATGAAGAAATTATTGAAATTTTAGAAGAATTATTATACTATTACAATACACCAGAAAGTTTATATCGTGCAATAGCTTTAAGGGAAGCTATCAAGTCTTTAAAAAAGTAAGAAAAGGAGTAATAGATGAAGAAAAACTGCTTAAAAATAACTAAAGTAACAGTAACAAAAGACATATTAACTATAGAATGTGAGTCAGGAGCAAGCTTTAGAAGGGGAGTAAGAGAACTATTTAAATGGAATAGAATAACTGATAAAAGATGGTGTGAATTCTGGCAATGTATATTATTTAGTTATAAGAAAGATCATAAGATAAAGACAGATGATACATATAAGGTATTTAATAAGATGTTTAAACGAAAGAATGGGGAATACAGAGAATTAAGATTTTATGGATAAAGAGTAATTAAATGAATATAGTAATAAGTATAATAAACATAATAATAGTATTAAACCTAATATCAGCTAACTTTCTTATTGCATCCTTTCTTATACTACACATAATAGAGGCTGTAAAAGGGAAGTTTACATTAGATGATTTAATGTCTGACTTTGCAGTACTGGGTATATTCTTTATATTTGGGTTAGCATCTAATTTTATATTTGCTTTAATTATACATAAACTACACTATAATTACTTAGAGGTAGCACCAATAATAGTAGCAATATTTTCAGTAATATTAGTTACAGTAACAAGTAAAGAGAAAGGAGTAAAACTATGAAGAAATTAACAAAGAGAGAGTTAACTGTAGATAAGATACTAAGTATGATGTTATATGGCTTTGATGACACCATTCCAAAATATGAAGTAGAAGAATTAGTAGAATATTTAAGTAGAAAAAGAAAGACATTAAACTCAATAGATGTAAATGTAAAAAGCCTATTATATAAATGCTATAAGCAAGAACTAGAGTTATTCAAACCAACGTTTGATGAAAGATTGTTAGATTGGTATAAAAAGGTACAAAAATTACCATTAGAAGTATTACAGCCAGCATTTACAAGTATAAGATTACTAAAGTTTATAAAGGGGTAAATAGAGTCAAGTATTTAATGATTAATAAGACACAAAAGAAGTTATGTATGATATAAGGGACACAAACTAATAACTATGGAGTTGAAAGGAGATGGCAGATCTAGAGAGATTGAAAGTAGTAATAGAAGCAGATGCTAGTAGGTTTAAAGCAGGTATGGCATCAGCACATGGTGGAATGAATAAGTTTAATAAAGGCGTTAAGACTAGTCATGGTATGTTATTACGTTACAAAATAGCTATGTTAGCAGTAGCTGGAGTAATGATAAAGGCAACTAAAGACGCAGCAGAATTTCAACATCAAATGTCTATGGTATCAACTATGCTTGGTGGTAAAGCCTTAAACAATATGGATAGATTTAGTAAGAGTGTACAAGACTTGTCCGTTAAGTTTGGACAATCCACACAGACCCTAGCCAGAGGGTTATATGATGTCCTTTCAGCACAGATAGACGTAACAAGAGCCACAGAAGTTCTAGCAACCTCCGCAAAATTAGCAGTAGCTGGATTTACTGATGTAGCAACAGCCAATAAAGCTGTAATATCAGTATTAAAAGGTTACAATATGGAAGCAACAGAAGCAGTAAAGGTATCTGATATACTATTTGGAACAGTAGAGAAAGGTATCTTAACCTTTGAAGAATTAGCTAACTCTATAGGTACTGTAGCACCATTAGCAGGTCAGATTGGAGTAGCATTTGAGGAATTGGGAGCAGCAATAGCAGCAGCAACAGGTGTAGGTCTAGCAGTAGATCAGGTAGCAACAGGTTTAAACTCTTTATTCGTAGGTATATTAAAAGGTGGAGAAACATCGGATGAAGCAATGGCAGTATATGAAGAATTAGGTTATGTAATAGATACAACAGCAGTAAAGACTAAAGGATTTTCACAAATTATACAAGATTTAAGTGCTATGATGGCAAGGAATGGAGATGCATTTAATGCACAATTAAAAGCATTAGTTCCCAATAGAAGAGCATTAAAAGTATTAATTCCTATCCTAGCAAATGTTAATGCCTTTACAGAAGCATATGAAACTAATATAAACTCAGCAGGTAAAGCTCAAGATGCCTTCAATAAAGTAGCAGACGATTCAATAATTAAATTTAAACAATTAGCAGCTAATGTTAAGACATTATCAGTAGAACTTGGTAATACCTTTATGCCAGTAGCTAGTAGAGTTGTAGGGTTCTTACAATACACTACTGATTTCATGCAAGGAGAAGTAATACCATCATGGAAAGGTTTATTAGATGCTATGTTAGGTATATCTAATGTTAAATTAGATTTAGGACCAGCACATGACGCTTCACAAAAGGGTGAATTATCAGCATTTAGAAAACAAAGGGAAGAAGAGAAAGAAGCATCAGAAACTAAGATATCAGAGCAGAAAAGAATAGAAGATGCTGCTAACGCTAGATTCACAGCTATAAAGAAGTTACAAGAGGAAGAAAAGAAAGGTCGAGAAAGAAATGAAACATTCTTTAAAAGAGGAATGGATGAGAGAGCTAAACATCATGAAGATAGATTAAAGTTTATAAGTGAGAAAGAAAAGAATTACCAAGACTATCTAGATAGAATAAGAGATGCAGCAAGTAAGAAAGAGAAGAGTAGATTAAAGAAACAAAAGAAAGAATATGATAAGTATTTAGATGACTTAAAGAAAGCTCAACAAGAAGCAGCTCAAGAGATGGCTAATAATTGGAATGAATTCAATAATATATTTAAACAATCATTCTCTTCAGCATTTAGTGGAGTAATGAAGGGTGAATTAAATACCTTTAGAGACTTCTTTACTAAGTTCTTAGGAGACATACGTAATGCAGCAGCAAACTGGGCAAGTGGTCTAGTAAGTGAGTTAATATTTGGTAGTGCTACAGCAAAGAATGGACAAGTAAATACAACAGGCTTATTATCAGGAGGAATAGGTGGTATAGTATCCTCATTGTTTGGAGGAGGAACTACAGGAGGAACAGCTACAAGTGGAGCTACATCAGGTACAGGAACAGGAGGAAAAGCACCAGTAACATCAATATGGGAATCTATATTAAACTTTATAGGATTAGGTAGCGGTAGTAAGAGCAGTGGGGCAAATAGAGATGTAACAGCAGCAGTAACAAAAGGATGGGAAGGTTACTTTGAAAGTATTGGATCTAATTATAGTGCATATATGGCAGGAGATCCATCAGCACAAGCTACAGCATGGGCAATGTCAGATAGTATGTCTAGTGGAACAGCACCAGATGCACAAGGCTTATTTCATGATATAATGTTTGGTAAACAACTGACTGGAGAAGTATTACCATCAGCAAGTGGATTTGTAGAAAATATGATACAAGGAAGTTTAGGCAATGTTATAAGTGGTAATACAAATTTATCTAGTCAGTTACTTAGTAACCCTACGGTTAGTAGGAACACACTTGACTATTATACCTCTAATGAATTTTTCGGAAAAAATATTCCTTCTTTTGGTGAGTTAATATCTAATCCTATGCCTACTCAAAGTATAGTGAATCCTATTGGTAGGTATCTTTCTGATATATCAGGAGATAGATCAACAGTTGAAAACTTTATTAATACAGGTCGTGGAGATTCCTCTAAGTTGGGTAATATAGTTGGTGGATCTTCAGCAGCTAGTAGTAATTTATCTGAGATGGCAGGTGATTTTTCAAAGATGCAAGATACATTTAGTAGGGGAATGGGAGACTCTACTATAAATCCAGATATTATGACTAATTCAGTAAGTGAAGGGTTTCAAGAAGCTATTACAGTAAGTGTAGCTAAAGGAACACCTGGTATAGATGCAGCTACTGGTTTAGGAGTATCTCCAGAGTTAGCTAATGCAATAGGAGAAAGTAATTGGAGTAACCTTTGGGAAAAGACTGGTTCAATGGATGCAAAAGCAAGTGATAAACTATCAGAGTTCTCTGCAAGTGGTGGACAGCAAAAACTAGTTGGAGGTGTAAATAGAGACTTACAAATTGAAAAGGCAGTAAATAGATATCAATCTAAATTTGATGAGATGACAGGGTTTGATAATGTATCTAAAGCACAAACAACACAAGCACTACAAGAGATGACAAACAACTCATTTAAAAACTTAAATACCTCTTTATTAGAAGGTGCATCAAAGTTTCAAAGTTTAAATGCAGTAACAGGAGCAGCAGGAACTAATTTAGGAGGATTCGGAACTAGTTTAGGTGGTATGTCATCTAGTTTAGGTAACGCTGGTGGATTACTTAATAACTTCTCTTCATCTATAGCAGGTTCAATGAGTAGTATAACTTCTTTTAGTTCAGCATTATCTAGTTTATCAGGTAGTGGAGGAGGCGGTGGTGCAGGAGGAATTGGTGGAATAGGAGGTTTATTGGGTGGATTAATGGGAGGATTTGGAGGAGGAGGAAGTGGTGGACTGGGATTTGGAATGAGTAGTTATGGAGGGGATATAGGATATAGCGGTGGAGGAGGTTTTGGATTTGATTTAGGTGGAGGGTCTTCATTTGGAAAAGGATTTGGTGATTTTAGTGACATTACAATGGGTGGATATAGTGGTATTGGGTGGTCTGGAGGTTTCAGTGGTTATGCTACAGGTACCCCATACGTGCCTCAGGATGGCATGTACAAGCTCCATCAGGGAGAAGAGGTAGTACCACCTCATAAAGCAGGAACAGGGGTTACAATCATCAATATAGTAAGTCCAGACCTAATAGGGGAAACATTAGCACAATACCCTAATTATGTAATAAACCCATTAACAAGTGAGATACTAACAAATGGAAGTATAAGAAAGACAATACAAACAGCAGCAAATGGACAGTAAGACTTGACAAAACCTCATTTCTATGCTATAATTAATATGTGGGAAGAAAAGGGGTGTGAGACTATGGGAATACAAAAAATAGTAGTAAAGTCAGATGTTTGGAAAGTAGTTACTCAAATTAAAGAAACAGATAATTATAGACAAGCATTAAAAAACATCTACATTGAAAATAACACCTTATATTCTACAAATGGAAGAGTAGCAATCAGAGTAATGAGTGGTAATGTAGTAGCAAAAATAGAAGTAGAAGATGGTACATATAGAGTATTAACTACTACAATAGAACAAGGATTTACTACAGTTGAGATTGATAAGGTTGATGAACAATATCCAACAATTGGAAGACTTTATGACGCAGTAAAAAAGGTGGAACAAGTAGAAGTAATATCAGCTAATTTAAGTATAAAAAATAAACAAGAATTACAAGGAGTATATACTAGTATCATTGCTAAGTCAGCACTTAAAGCAGAAGGAAAATTTTGTTTAGGATTAGAAGTTATTGAAAAATTAAAAGGATTAGATTACACTATATGGATATGTCCTGAATATAACAATCAGTTTGTTGCAACAGATACGGATATAAAATTATTATTAATGCCTAGGAAAATTGTTTTAAAGAAAGAGAGGGAGTAAAAAATAAAAAACTTACTCCCTTAATAAATATATAGGAAAGGATAAAGAATATGATACAAATTACTCCTAGATATTGTAACCATGATTGGAAGGTAACAGAAACAAGCACTAATCTAGATCCTCCAATAGTAAATAAAGTATGTTTAAAATGTAAGTATGAGTGGAACGCATTAGATGAATATAGAGAAGAACAAGAAAGGAATAAACATATGAAGAAAATTGATATAATGGAAGACTTAAGAGTGAAACTATTAAAGGTAGCGTATAAGTGTTTAGATGAAGTAGTATTAAAAGAATTACTTGACAAGTAACTAAAAATATGGTATACTATATATAGGGAAAGTAGGTTGATAATAATGGAAAAACAAATAGTAAAATACATAGCATTAGATAACCTAAAGAAAGCATATAAGTTATATGGACTAGAAGGAACAGAACAAAAGGTAAGGGAACTATTTAAAGGAAAAATAAAAGAATACATGTTAGAATTACATTATAAAAATATAGGAAGAGGAGTAAATAATGGTACAAAGAAATCATAAAGAATTACAAGGACATATACATTCTGGAACCAATCGAGGTCTTGCTGGTGATCCCATAGCAAGAATGAAAGTATTACAAGGATTAGAATATTTAATAGATGCAAGTGAAAATGGTGTTGTAGAAAATTACTCACAAACAATATGTCACTTTGGCAAATATACTATGGGATTAACAGGGGAAGAAGTAGAGGAGTTTATTCAAAAGATAACAGGTAAGAAACATGTAAAGAGATTATTAAAGAAATATAATAAAGCATTCGGACGTGGACATACATGTGCAGTAATGGAGTGTAAAGGTTGTAAGCAGAGAGAAGTAGTATTCTACCATTGCGATATTTTAAAAGCACTAAGGGAAATAGGATTACTATAAGTTTAAGGAATATACTATGACAAAAAGAAAGGTAGATCTATTACAGGAATTACTTAATATACCAAGTCCTAGTGGATATGAGGATTTAATATCTTCTTATATCTATCAATGTATACCAAAATCTTCCATAGTATCTAAAAAAATAGACCACCAACGTAATGTAATAATAACAATTAAAGGTAAAGACAAAGAAAGAAGTGTAATGATAGATGCACATTTAGATGAAATAGGCTTCATATTAACTAATATAGACAAGGAGGGTTTAATAAGTGTGCAGTATCTGGGGTCAGGGGATGTATCAATATTAAGTGCAAGAGACCTAGTTATACTAACAGAAAATGGACCAATCAACGCAGTAGTAGATAGAAAACATGCTCACCTAGTAGTAGATGAAGACTCAGAAACAATAAATAGTATATCAGAAGCACAAGTAGACATAGGTATAAGAGACAAAGAGAATGTAGAGAAGTTAGTTAGAATAGGTGACCCAGTCGTATATAAATCCTCTATAAACAAACTACCAGACAAGTATTACTCAGGCTATGGTTTTGATGACAAGGCTGGATGTTATATATTAATAGAAACAATTAAAAAGATAATAGAATCAGGTAAAGTTCCTGAAGTAAACCTTGTATTTACATTCTCAGCACAAGAAGAAATAGGGTCTAAGGTACATGAAATAGTGAGGAAAGTAAGACCTGAGCTATTCATAGAAGTAGATGTAACATTTGCTACTGATTATGGGTTTGATGATATGTTAGAGAGAGAAGCAGGAAAGTGTGAATTAGGAAAGGGTTTAGTAGTATTTAGAGGTGTAAATATAGACAAGGAAGCATTCAAGTTAGTAGAAGAGACAGCAAAGAAGAAGAAAATAGCAATACAGTACCAAGCATCTACAGGAATGGATGGATACACTTCAGTAGAGACATGTAATTACGGTGTTAAGTCAATGGGACTAGGAATACCATTAAGAAACATGCACACAGCAGTAGAAGTAATCAATTTAAATGATATAAATAATGGAGTAAAGTTATTAACAAGCATGTTATTAAGTAAAGAACTTATCAATAAGGAGTAATACTATGGCAGACTTGATAGGGTGGATAGGTAATGTATTCTTTATATTTGGAGTTCCTGCATTAGCACAGAAGAAAGTAATAGGGTTTTATTTAAATATAGTAGCTAATTTATGTTATGTATTACAAGGGTACTTAGTAGGAGTACCTAGTTTAATGGTTATATCTATATTCTTAGTTATACTAAACATATATGGCATAGTTAAATGGAGATAAAAGATGCTTAAAAAATGGTTACAATATAAGTACTTCAAATATCAGCATAAACAAAGTAGGATACAAAAGGAGAAGACAATGAAAGAGGTTAATGTTAAGATAAGGAATACAAAGGCTGGATTACTATTAATGATGGGAAATTGGAATACAGTATTATTTAAAAAGCCTAAAGGAAATTCTACAAAGTTCATTGCTGATCTATTAGTAAAGATATTAAGGGTATATAAAGTATCATTTGATGAAAGAGAGTTAAGACAATCAATAAAAGACTTTGATAAGGAGATGTTTGAAGAATAGGAGAGCAAAGTAATGGAAGAACAAATAATAATTAAAAGAGGTAATAATGGAGTAATACTAGAGATATATGAGGATGATTTAGACAGTGATACTCCTAAAATATGTAAAAGAGTATTAGTGTTTGAAGAAAAGGGAATAACGGACAATTATGATCATATTTTAGATGCTATAAACGAGATAAACGACTTTTTAGGTGTCTCTATTAATAGGCGTAATAGAAGGAATATAGTATTAGGCTATGAAAGAGGTTGGGATTACGAAGGAAAAGAGGATATAATAAAAGACACAGATTATCCAGAGTTAATAAACAAAGAAGACATAGAAGATTAGTAAAAATACTAAGAGGTGAAAAAGGATGGCATTCGCAGATTTTCCTAGAGGTTTACCGTTTGAAAAGGTAATACAAAGAAAAATAGTTGTAGCAGAGTACGAGAATGGTGCCGAGCAAAGAAGAGATGTATGGGGTAAAGCAAGAGCAAGGTGGAAGATTAATTTTACAGTTAATACTAAGACGGAGATACAAGCTGTAAAGGATTTCTTTACTACACAGAGTGGACCATTAGATACCTTTACGTTTACTGATCCTGAGTCTACATTAGATTATACAGTAAGATTCGTAGATAATTCATTTAAAATGGTACAGATACACCCTACAGTATGGGAAGCAAAGGTTGAATTACAGGAGGTATTTTAATGCCATATAGTACTAATAATGCCTTTAAAAACCAGAAAAAACTCTCAAGTAAATAAACCAATCTTTTTATATGCGATTAGAATAACAGAAGGACCCCCGGAACAATGGTGGTACTTTACCTCATGGACTGAAAACGTCACATATGATGGACAACTATATACTAAGTATCCTATCAAGCATGATTTTATTTCAGAGAACATGGAAGGACAATCACCAAAGCTAAGAGTAACAGTAGCCAATGTAAATAGATTCATTCAAGCTTACTTAGAGACATATGAAGGACTAAGAGATTGTTTAGTAAATATAAAACTAGTATGGTATGATACACTAAGTGATACCTCAGCATTTATAGCGGATAGCTATAATATAGAAATGACTGAAGCTAATTCAGGTAATGCTTCTTTTACATTAGCACCAAAGGTAGATATAGTAGCCTTGAAAGTGCCAAAAAGAAAGTATTATAGGGGATATTGTCAATGGGAGTTTAAAGGAAGTGAGTGTAAGTACGCAGGTGCAGAAACAGTTTGTGGTAAGACATGGCAAAGATGTCAAGAACTAGAAAACTATAATAACTACGGAGGATTCCCTAGTATACCTAAACAGAACTTGTATATTAGATAACTACTATGCATGATAACCCATATCTATTTAAAGTTTATAGAGAACCTAAACAATTACAAAAGATAGTACATACATTAAAGGAACTGGGAAATAATGTAGTACTAATTAATGGAGTATTTGATTTACTTCATTTTGGTCACCTAGAATACATATGGAAAGCTAAGAAGTTTGGAGAGATTCTAATAGTAGCAATAAATGACGATGAATATATAAAAAATTATAAGAAAAGAGAACCAGCAAATAACTTATTATTTAGAATGGCATTGCTGGCAAGTTTAAAACAAGTAGATTATATAGTATCGTTTAGTGAAGAGACACCAGAGAAAATAACTAGACTCATTAAACCAACTATACTAGTACAAGGTGCAGAATATAGATGGAATAGTAAATGGACAAAGAATACAGGTTGTCCAGTAAGATACATAAGAAGAGTATCAGACGAATCTACATCTAAACTAATAGATAAGATAAGGGGAAATAGTTTCCAATATGATTAAAAAGAAACAGTTAGAAATTATAGCAGAGAAGGTATTAGGTGTTCCATTTAAATATAAAGGAAGGGATTTAAGTGGACTGGATTGTTGGGGTCTAGTTATGTACTGCTATAAAGAGTTAGGAATAGAATTAGAAGACTTTCAACAGTATGATAGAGAGAAACATATAAAGGGTAAGATGACATTTAAGTCTAAAGCATTAACTGAGTTATGGAAGAGTTGGAAGCAAGTTAAAGAACCCAAAGCAGGGGACGTAGTACTATTTAAAGGAAAGAGAGGATATATAAGTCACATAGCAATATATATAGGACACAATAGAGTATTAAATACAACATTTAGAGGAACAATAATAGTAAGACTGGTAGATATAAATTACATAGTAGAAGGATACTACAGATATGTTAATTAAATGGATTAAGTTTATATGTATACCAATAGATGCTTATTTATGGTTAAAATATGGTTTACACATGAGTATGAATAAATATAGGTATCAAGAAGCACTCTATGACACCTATCTTGAGTGGAGGGATAATAACTAATGTATACTAGAAGATATCAATGGCAGGCAGCAACAGCACCATCAGTTACAGCAGAAAGTGGATGGGAAAATACATTTACTTTATTAGATACTGCTGATTCAGTCAAGTTTACTTTAACTGGATATGGTTGGAAAACTACCTCAGGAACAACTGACATGTATGAAGTACAAGCAGGAGATTATAAAGTATATCATAGTACCGATGGAATAACATATACACAGTTTGCTAATGTAACATGTCAAAGAGATAAATCAAGTTCATCAACAGTTTATAAAGACGCAGTAGTAGACACAGGAAAAGTAGCAGCAGATATATATTACATTAAGATAATAGCAAAACAAGGACCACTATATACATCATGGGCAACAGGGGTAATAGAGAGTATAGTATCAGGTGGACAGTTCTGGAGTAATTTACAAGTAAGAGCATAAAGAGGAATAATAAATGATAACAATTATTAAAATTTATAACCAATTTGTACGTTCTGGAAGAGAAACTATTATGGTTGAATATAAGCCAGAACGTACTATAGAGGAGTATATACAAGAGGCTGAATTTGAATATAAAGAATCCAACTTTCGTATTATACATAATGACAAAGTCATCAATGAGTTGTCAGAAACAGTAAAGGATGACGACATTATAATCGTAGCTCCTGAATTAAAAGGATTTTTACTAGGTATAGGTGGTATATTTGGTACATTGTTCTCTATGATGGGTGGAGGAGGTATGTTATTTAAAATTCTTGGTCTAATAACATCCTTTTTAATGAAACCAGATGAACCTGAAGCACCAAGCTATGACACATCAGGAGGGGGAGCATTTGTTAACAGTCCTACATATACTTGGGATGGAATTAGAACAACTCAGGAAGTAGGAACACCAATACCTATTATATATGGTGAACATAGGGTAGGTGGTAATGTAATTAATGCGTCAGTAGAAGAGGGAGACAATCAAACACTAAATGTATTAGTAGCATTGTGTGAAGGGGAGATAGAGTCAGTAGATAATGTAGAAGTAAATGGAAACCCCATAGAAAATTATTATGGAGAAGATGTAGGAGATGACGAAGAGAATAATGCTGAATTAACATATAGATCAGGTACGGTAGATCAAGAAATAATAACAGATTTTGAAGATTTAAATACAATATATACAGAGAACGTAGAACTATTAAAAGACTCAGCATATATCTACACTACTAAGAAAGAAATTGATATATTTAAACTAGGATTCTCTTTACCAGCGTTATACTCGATAGGTGGAAATGGACAAACTGGTAGTTGGTCAGCAGCGTATAAAATAGAGATTAAATTAACTACAGAAGGGGATGGAGAATACGTTGATCTAGGAACACACACTATAACTGAGAAAACATATTCAACAGTAAGAAGATTCTTTAAAAGCGATAAATTAGCTAAGTCAAAATATGATATTAAGG